TCTTTGGGAGCTTCTTCCTGCCATCCCCTAGGCAGTCCCCCATGCGCTTCCAGCTGCCCCAGCCTCTCAGCCCTGAGACGTTCACTTATGTGCTCTCTCAGTGGGTGAAGTGTGACGAGCAGAAGCTGCGCATCGTGCGGGAGAATCTGCACTTTTCCTTGCAGAGGGAGGCGACGTCAGAGCCGCCGGGCACCTCAAACCCAGCCGATCTGACGACGCGATCGCCGGCAAACGCCGGTGACGGCACGGAGCGGTTCGCCGTGGGTCACACCCACGCTCGCGCAGCCGCGCAGCGCACTTACATGCGCCGCGTTATCCAGAAGACCGCGAAGGAGCTTGGACTCGGGGCATTCGCCATATCCGGGTCCGAGGCGGAGATCAAGATCTTTGAAGCGGGCAACCATTACTACTACAACCCGCAAGACCTCAAGGCCCCTCCGCGGTTCGCAAAGCCGCCCCCGGGTGCGACCATCGTCTTAATCGACGTGGCCAACCACCTGACGATCGACGATTTCTGTGCCCACGCGGGCTCAGTTTTCTTGATCTCCACAGTCAATCCGACCGGGCCCTCGGGCAAGGGACTGGACTCAAACTGGAGCATCGACGCGAAAGGAATGATGACCGAGGTCATCCGCGACGGCACCATTTACTGTGAGCAAGTCTTCGACTTCCCTCCAAGCTTCATCCTCAAGACGAGCGGGCCCATTCCCGGGTTCGTTCTTTACGAGACTGTCCGGCACACCGCCCCTGGCTGTGAGTCGCGAGCTCTTGTCGGTCTTGTGCCCCGCGCCACGTGCGACATCCCCCTGGGAATCGTGCGCGGCCTGGCACAGATCTGCGGCATGAGCGGCTGGCGCGAGATCCGAAGCATTCGCCGCTTCACGCCTGTCGAAACCCTCACGGGAATCGTTGGGACCAAGGAGCTCACTGGTGTGAGCGGCGCAAAATACCACGCGATGACCGTCATGGTCGACAACGAGAAGGTCCTTCGGGTCGCTCTTCCCGGTGTCGGCTCGGAGGTTATGCAAGTGGGGTTCGACTTGGCGCAGGCTTTACGCCGCGTCCTCGTGCACGGGAACGTGCCGGGTGCAAGCACTGTACGCAACTACGCCAAGCACCTGACCCCGCACCAGGCCGTCCTGCTCGCAGACTGCCTGGGCGCGGCCCGTATAACGATCGTCGATCCAGTGGCGTACGTCAACACGAAAGACAACGCCCCCGCCACAGCCAAGGGCAGTGTGTGCGCCGTGCCGCTTGTTACCCCAGCAAGTGCGGCCGGCCACACGTTCTTCGCTGCGGCGCGCGCCATCGAGCAGCGGCTCGTTGGGGCGCGATCTGATCGCGAGATCGACACGGAAACGATGTTTCTTCTTCAAGAATTTTCAAAGTACGTGGCCGACGCAGTCGGTTCCATCACGCCCCTCGATCGCGGGGACGCCGCTCTCCTCGAGTGCGTCACCCGCATCCGCGAGGCGCGTACGATCGCTTCTGAAGCGCTCGCTTACGATGGGCTGACGAACGGAGGCACCAGCGCTTTCCTCAAGTCTGAGACTGTGGACGGCGCTGCCGCCAAGGACGGCGCCGCCCGGCTGATATACGGTCTTACGCAGGAGACGCTCATTGAGTGTGCCCGCTATATAATCCCGTTTCTCGCCGCCTTTAAGGCTTGCGGCAAGTTCCCTGGCTACGTGGGAGGCAAGAACGTGTCTGAAGTGGAGGAAGTGGTGAACCAGCTCGTGCAGATGTTTGCGGAGCTGGACCTCACCGATTACTCCAAATATGACGGCACCTTCAATCTGCACCTCACCGCATGCGTCCTTGACGGAATCGCCGTGGGCTTCGGCCCCGCTTCCCATGACGCGCGCGTCGCGCTTTCTCTCGAGTGTAACCAAACGGGCGGTATCGCCGGGCTCACGCCCGACGGGACGGCCTGGTCGCATGTCTTCGAGATGCTTTGCGCAATCGCCTCAGGCGGCAAGGGTACCCACGTGAAGGGAACCCTTGGCCAGTACGCCCACACTTTCGTCGCTCTGCGCATGGCCGGCGTCACTCTCGGACAGATCCGGGAGGACCCCTGGTGCCTAGGCATTTCGTACGGAGATGACGGCGTCAAGCCACGCAAGGTCCATGGACTTTCCATCGACTATGCGGGGACTGGCAAACTCCTCGGTCTCGTGTGCGTGACCGAGCATGTCGTGTTCGACGATGACCGTCGTGAAGATTTCAAGGACGCTGTTAAGTACGTCAGCTTCCTCGGTCGCGTCCACCCCGACCCCACGCTACCCGCGAGTATGGCCACGCCTCACCGTGCCCTCGCGGGGCTATGCGTCACCACCAACGCCAATCCGGCGATCGGTGGTGCTGCCAAGGCCTATGCCGCCATGATGACCGAGGGTAAGAACACCCTTGTGTACAAGACCGCGGAGGCATACGTGCGCGTCAACAAATGGCGCGTACCGGAGGCCCGGCAGCTCAGCCGGGACGCCGCCTACAAGCTCGCTAACGCAGCACGTGGCGGCGACCTGCCCGACGGCGTCGTGCTCGAAGTTGAGGCCCACTGCCTCGGCCTCGAAATTGCCGACCTCGTCCACGTGCGCTTCAAGCTCGAGAAGGCGAACTTCGATGCTGACCTGCGCGCGTGCCGTCTCGAGATTCCCATCGTCGCCACTGGCGTCGAAGGCGTGACCTACTACGTGGGTATGAAGTCCTCGATCGCCGACGGCGGGATCACGCCCGAAGTCAAGGCGCAGCCGAAGGTTAAACACACCCGAGGCCAGACGGTGACTCTCGTGCCGACCCTGGAGCAGCTCGCGACCTCGCGTGCCGCCCGCCCGACCACGGGCAAAGGTGCAAGTAAGGGCTCAACGCCCGCATCACAGGGCCGGGGCACCAACGTGCCAACTCTCGACGCGCTCATCACCGCGAATGTGGACGGATCCAAACCAACCACAGGCGCGACGACGGGCAAGCCCTCTTCGTCGAAGGGCCGGGGCAAGAAGGCGTCGTCAAGTGACGGCGCATCGAGCGCCGAAACGGTGGGCAGCGGAGACCGGAAGACGCTGTCCCTCCCGGAGTGCAATGCAGAGCTGGAGACTCTGCACGCCGCCTACAAGCAAGCTCCGGGACCCGATACACAGCGGCCACTTGACGCTGCGATCGTGCGGTACCGCGCCGTCGTTAACTCGTACGAGCGTGCCAAGCGCCTCGCCAACAAAGCAGCCGCCTCGCAGTCTTAGGCCGTTTGGTCGAGCGGACCCTAAACGCCCACTCCCAGTGGATAACTGCCGTCCCTTCAATAACAACTACGCCCCCCTCTCCACATCATATTTGAGATATGCCAGGGAATGGTGCAGGTGGTAAACGAGCTAGCGGTAACGCCCAACCCGCCGCCATGCGAGCCGCGATCATGCGGGACCTACGTAAGGGCCTCGCTGGGATCGAGGTTACGAAGGCCCGGCCGCCGGTTAAGCGCCCCACTCGAAGGACCACTACTCCTCCCACTTTCTCTGCCACTCCAGGAGAGCTCGCGCTTGTTGAGTATGCGGCAGCAATCGCCAACCCGTGGGACGCCGGCCATGTCGGCATCCCCTACGGGTCGCCGCTGCCCACGTACAAGCAGATTGTCTACGATAGCTTCCTCGTCTCTTCCGGTACCTCCGGAGTCCAGTGGGACACTGACGGCGGAAGTATTGGTGTCGACGAGTCCGGCATCTACGTCAACGTCAAGCTGCTCGTTAACACGCTCAGCATCTCGTACGGTGCCGCATCCCCCGACGGGGTGCCGACCCTCACGACAAAGCGCAGCGTCGCCATCACCGGTGGACGCCTCGTCGCCGCGTCCATCCGTTATGAATACGGTGGACGCGAAGACGCATTCGGCGGATTTGCGGAAGTCGGCCGCACGTGCTACGATGGGTCGGAGGTTCTGCCACTCGACCTGCGTCGCAACGGCATGGTCAACTACTTTCCGCGCACGCCGTTTGATGTGGAGTTCAAGGACTCAGTCGGCAACCTGAGCTTCGCGTCGACCCTCGCTCTGATGATCAAATCAGTGGAGTCGGGGTCGCCGTACCGTTTCCAGGTCATCGCCATCGTCGAGTCCAACGACGACACGCCCGCACCCGTCGACTACTCGGTGGGGTCGTATGTGACACTGAACTATGGCTCAACGCCCGTTGCGGGCGAGAAGCTTATGAACTCACTGCCACTGATCACCTCCGCCGCCCGTGATGCGCCCTTCTCAAAGTCCAAACCAGCTGATGCGGACCCTGCGAAGTGGCGCGGAATAGACTGGGTGAAGTCGCTCGACAAAGCGGCAAACACTCTGGCCACCGGCGCTATCGTCGGCGACAGTGTACTCAACGCACTGACTCAGGCCAAGAAGATGTCACGCCTCCTCGGCCCTGCCATGTCACTTTTGACCGCTGCGTAGGACTGCACGGCGTGCCCCCACCACCCCCGGCGCCCGCGCTGGAGTGGTGCCCAAGACCACTCAAGACCAAGGAACTTCCAAGGAACAGATCAAGTCAAGGAGAACCGAGACCGACGGACTCTAGCAGTGAACGGTACGCCTCCCACGTGGGCGAACACACACGTGGTGCTCCCGGTGGGGCAGGTCGCACTACTCGCGACCGAAACTGGTTCAACTCCAGCACCTACTTGGGTGACCAACCAAGAC